TACTTGTTGCTTCTCAGAGATTAGGGTTTACTGACATGATTGCTAACGCAACTTCAGTTCACAGCTTACAGTACAAAGCTAGTTAATAGCTAATGCGAATATTTGGAGGGGGTATAGACTCCCTCCAATATTTTTTTTAAATAATTATGGCAGATTTAGTAACATTACAACAATATAAAGATTTTAACGGGTTAGAAAGCGTTAAGAACGATGCACGTATCAATGCAATCATTGATAATGTTAGTCAGTTGGTCAAAAATTATTGTGGTTCTACTATCATTGATTATGCAAGTAGCGCCAAGACTGAATACTTTACTATTAAAGATGATTTAGTCGACACTATTATTCTGGAAGAGTCTCCAGTAATAACAGTAACTTCAGTACAGGAACGTACTTCACAATCAGACTCATATGTCACCCTAATCACAGAAAATTCTGACAGTAGTGGTAAATATGAATATATTGTAAATACAGATTCTGATAGTATTACTCGTACTAACTCTACGGGTAATAAGTACTGGCCAAAAGGAAGTAAGAGTGTTAAAGTAATATATACCGCAGGTTATACTAGCACTCCAGAAGACTTAAAATTAGCGATATTTGATTTAATCAAATACTATTTAAAAGATGAAAGAAGAGAAAGAATGTCTATATCAGGAGCAACGGTAGAAAATCCACTAAGCTCTAGTTTGACAGGTAATATAGGATTTCCAGACCATATTAAGCGTATACTTGATATGTATAAAATTTATAGCTAATGGCTATACAAATAATCGAAAGAGATCTTAAAGAGGCAATAGCTAACTATAGTGATAGAAAACTCAGAACCCTACTAGGTAAGACAGAGATACACGAAATAACTATTACAGATGATCAATCCGCCGCTGCTTTTGTTGACGGAACAAATAATATAATGAAAGGAGCAAAATATTCTCAAGATGAAATAAATGCTATAAACTCTAACTATAATACTTTAGAGAATTGGAGAAAGACAGTTCATAGTGTATATGGCAAGTTAAGCTCGTTACCTAACACAACTGTTAATCATAGATTGAAAACTATTGACCAGCTTTATAAGTCAACTTTTAAAGGAGTTTATTTATTATCGGAGTCTACTCCAAGTGCTATGGTAATAAGACTTTATAATGATGTAGGACAAAGTGTAGAAAGTGGAGATACAAATCTAGATACATTTTTAGGAGCCTATAGAAGATTATGCTGGAATAGTTGGCGAGATACTTTTTTACCTGATGGTTCAGGCTTGAAACAAATATCAGTAGAAAAAGGAGCAAAAAGAGGAACTAGGTTTCGAAGATTAAGCGATCCTGCAGTAGGACCGATACAAGGCGAACAACAGCAAGGGCGGTATGCTTCAGCAGCATTTGGAGCAGGAAGTCCTTTTGCACATGATCACGAAAGTACAGTAGGTACAATAGGATTAGAAAGACTTTTACAACAATTAGGTGGAGACGAGGGAAGCCAAGAATTACAAGAAGCTCTTAATTATAAAGGCTTAGAAAGAATTTCTTTAGATATAGTAAATGATGTAAAAAATACCTTAGACTTAGATTTTTCAGAAGAAGAAATAGAGTTACCAAATGGAAATACAAGAATTGCAAGAATTGTTAGAGGAAAGTTAAGAAAGCAGGGAAAAGAACTATCAGACTGGAGTAATATAAAACAACAAATACTCAAACAAGGCGGTTCTTTATCAAAAGTTATAACAAATACTGTTGCAGCAATGAATAAAGACCAAGCACTAGCTGCAGAAGGCAGTAAAAGTGTTAAAAAAAGAATGGGGGAAAAAGCAGCAAAAAAAGTTGTAGATAATCTTACTAAAAAGAGAAGAAAGACAACAAAAGTTGTAAAAAGACCAAAATATAAAAAACCTGCACCTAAAAAGGTAGTTGCAAAAGGTTCCGGGCGTGGAGGCTTAAGAAGAGGCAAACTAAACGTCAAAGTTGCTTTAGCAGGTAAAAAATTAATAAGACCAGAGCAGGAAAAACGAAAAGCAACACAATCAGTTCTAGGCATAACAAGAAAAATAAATAAAAGACTTCCAGCAGAAGTCAGAAGAAACATGGGAAGACCTGCATTAAGAAATCAAACAGGTATATTTTCAAATAGCGCAGAATTACTTAGTTTAAGAGAAACAAAAGCAGGATTAAGTGGTGAATACACGTACATGAAAACAGGTGGAGGTACGAGTAAAAATAGAGGTGGAGTATATGAAACTTTTGAAAATACAGGAAAATATAAGTGGCCTGCTGGATATAACCCAAAACCACTCATTGCAAAAAGTATACGAAACTTAGCAATGCAATATACAGAACAAAAATTAGTTAGCCTTAGGAGGGTATAATGGCATCACAATACAGAACAGCAAGAAAAAAGATAGTTGATGCGTTAGTGAAGCAACTAAAAGAAATTGATGGAAATTATCCATACAATTCAAACTTATTTAATAATGTTCATGGGGGTATGGTATTCTTGGATCAAATTCAAGAATTTCCAAAAGTTTGTATAGTCGCAGGAGACGAAACAAGAGAATACCAACCGAACGAATTTAAATGGAGGTTCCTTAATCTAGATATAAGAGTTTATGTCGAAGATCAAGATGACCCCCAAGAAGTCTTGGCTCTTATGATGGAGGACATCGAAAGAGTAATAGACAGTAATGATGTTTTGACTTACGATGATACTGTAAGTCCAAACTTAACAACGACTTCCTTAACTTTACAGTCAATGTCAACAGATGAAGGAGTTTTAACTCCCCTCGGAATTGGCGAACTAGCTATAGAGTGTAGGTATTAATAGAAATTACGAGCGCTGATAAATATCTAGCGAAGTACTTTCAAAGACGATAATAGGAGAAAGCAATGGCTTTAAATCTATCAAGAAATACTAAAGTATTTGTAAGCTCTGTAAATGGAGTAGGTGCAACTGGCGGAGTGAAAACTTGCCACGTAACTACTGCTGGAACAGGCTATGCTGTAGGTGACATCGTAACACTAGGAACAACTAGTGGTAGTGGTGTTAACTTTAAGTGTATCGTAGCATCTATTACTGGCGGCGGTTCAACTGGCCCAGTAGCAAGCATCTATGTTCCAAATAACTTTAGAGGTAGCGCATTCGCAGTAGACGAAACAGCAACCGAAACAGCCGTAGAAAACTATGCTGGTACTAATAATTCTGGTGCCTCGGGCTTAGTTGTAACAGTCGATTCTATCGCAGGAACAACAACTGCTGATGGCGGAAGAACTGGAACAGGAACTTTCAAAGGAAACGAAGTAGATGCTAATACATTCAGAGTGGGTGTACTAGACGGATATAGTTTTTCACAAGGTTCAGATTCAAGCGAAGTAACTATCTCAGAAGCAGGTGCAGCACCTAACAGGGGTTCAAAAAGATTCAATGATTCTTTACCGCCTGCAGAATGGTCATTTGGTACTTATGTACGACCATTTGTTCATGGAGCAGCCTCTTTTAGAACTGCAGACGATCACGACTGTGTAGAAAACATATTATGGGCGGCTTTATCAGGAACAGCTTTACCTTCCGACTCTTCTGGGTCAGGAAAAGGTGTAGTTGTAGGTACTACTGCTCAAAATGGTTCTCAAGTAACATTTGGACAATCAGATGTTCACGAACTTATGAAACTTAGTTTATATTTCGCACTAGAAAATACAACATACAGGTTAAACGATGCTCAAATTAACCAAGCCGAAGTTGATTTTTCAATTGACGGTATAGCATCAATAACTTGGTCTGGAAACGCAACAACAATTGACCAAGTAGAAGAAGCAATAGAAGATCCTTCTAAGTATATCATTCAGACTACTTCAGAAGCGACACCAACAAGTGGTACTACAGATACTTATACAGAAACATATAACTTTGTAGATACTACTGGTCCATCGGATGCAGATTACTTGAGAAACAAACTCTCAACTTTATATCTAGATGCAGATGCACAAGGTGGCGGAGCTTCTTCAAACGGATTAGATGACAGAACTTATGATATTAATATCACAGGTGGTTCTCTAACCTTTGCAAACAACGTTACTTATGTAACACCAGAAACAATTGGTATTGTGGATAAACCGATCGGTTCTTTCACAGGTGCTAGATTAATCAGTGGTTCAGTAACCATGTATCTAGATACCAAATCAAATGGTTCAAACCAATTACTAACAGACTTAGCGGGTGCAACTGACCTTGTAACAAACGTTTTTGACATGCGTTTATTCATGGGTGTAGCCGGTACTGTTGGATCAGATGGTGACGCTATGGATAGTGGAGACTTCTCCGCACCAGGTGTCGAATTTAATATGCCAAAAGCTCAGTTGTCGATACCGACAATCGAGGTTGGCGACTTAATATCAACTACAGTAGAATTTGCGGCTCATGGCACAGATCTTCTAACTGGAGATGAAATTACAGTTAAATACTTAGGCTCAACTTCACATACTCAATCAGGGTATGCGGCTACAGGTGCTCGCGCACTAGACAGTGCCTAGGTATAATGTCACATAGTTTTCTTCGCGAGAGTAAGCTATACATAGTATATGGCGGTAATAAGTATAGAATCTATACTACAACCGCCATATCCTTTTCTCAAACATTTGCGGAAGACTCGTACCCAGTAAAGACTTTGCACGATCAATCAAAAATGTTAGAGGCAACAACTATAACAAAAGCCAATGGGGCTAATTTTAGTTTTACAGTTCCTTTTACAGTAGAAAAAGATGAGTCTATTGTCATGGATTTAATATCAGATTTAGTTAATAATGAACAGCTAAAATCTTTCGATATGTATGTTCAGACAGGAAGCAGCACTTTTAAAGTAGAAAGCTGCGTAGTTAGATCAGCTGGTTTCGGATTTAATCCTAGAGATCAGTTTAAAATGGAAGTTGAAGGACAGGGAACAAAATTATCAAGAGTTGGTGACGAAAGTTATAGTATTCCTGGCAGCGCTCAATCTGAGTCAGCCACAAGAACACCCCTCTTAGTTTACCCAGTTATATCTATAGATAGTTTGAGCATGAATAGTATTATTTCTGCTAGCTTACAAATACAAAATAATATAGACTGGACACCTTATGAAACCTTACAAGATAGTCTTTCAGTAACTAGCTCTAGCAATGCTATGTTTCCTAGTGCATATACGATAACGGGTCGAGTTGTTTCGGGAGCAATCGTCCAATATCAAACAGATAATAATATAACACAATTTGATGATTTCAGTACTAATAGCAATATAACATTAAAAGGAGTCGAAGTAGGAAAAGCCTCTAGTGATAGTGGATTTTTTTCTATGAATATTAACCCAGCAATGTATACAGCAAGAATGAATGTTGGGTCAATATATACTCAAAGTTATGACTATAGGTCACAAGATAACACAGCATTAGGAACTAGAATCACACAATATTCTTAGGAGAATAATACATGGAACTAAAAAGTTTATTAGTGGACAGTAAAACCACTTGGGTTGAGTTTCCCGGACTCGAAGGATTTGAAGTAGAACTTGCAAATCTATCTAGAAAAGAACTCATGGCATTACGAAAGAAATGCACAACAAACAAATTTAATAGAAAAACAAGAGCATTTGAAGAAAATTTAGATGATAATAAGTTTGTTAAAGAATTTTCACTCTCAACAGTAAAAGGGTGGAGAGGATTGAAACTAGAATATTTAGAAGATTTATTACTAGTTGACTTAAAAGGACAAGACCCTACAAAAG